ACTATAGGAGATTTAATTGGGTTTATTGAATCTAATAAGTGGGCTATTTCAGCAAATGGTGTTATGTTTAGTACAAATCGTGAGTCAGTATTATCAACTATATTAAATAAATGGTTTGATGAAAGGGTATTGTATAAGAATGAAATGAAAAAAGCATATAAATCTGGTAATAAAGAATTAGGGGCTGCTTATCATATGAAACAATATACTATGAAAATTTTATTAAATAGTTTATATGGTGCTACTGCATTGGGTTCATTTAGATATGGTAATGTAGTGTTATCTGAAGCCATCACCCTAAGTGGCCAGCGTATTATCCAAGAAAGTGCTTTATGCGCTAATAGACATATGAATAAAGTAATTAAAGGTAAGATATGAAACATTTAGAAGATACTCCATGGTGGATTTGCGATCCGGGTGATGTAAATTATTGTGCTTATGTTGATACAGATTCCAATTATTTTAATGCAGAACCTTTACTAAGACATTTATATTCTAATTTTGATGAAATGTCAGATTCAGAGCGAGATGGTGTTTTAGAAAAGGAAGCACTTAAATATCAAGATATTATAACAGATGATTATGATAGATTGGCAAAGGATTGTTTTAATGTTTCTACCCATAGACTAGAAATGAAGACTGAATGTGTAATTAGATCAGCTTATTTTAGAGCTACAAGACGTTATGCACAATGGATTACTAAACAAGAAGGTATTGAAAATGAAACATTAGATGTAAAAGGATTAGAATTTAAAAAAGCTAATTTTCCTCCTGTATTTGGTAAATTTTTTAAAAGTTGTTTAGAACAAGTACTTAAAGGAGTACCTAAACATGAAATTGATTCCCAATTATTAGAATTTAGAAGACAAATATTAAGTGGAGAAATATCAATTAAAGAGATTGGTAACCCCCAAGCAGTAAAAAAACTAAATAAATTTACTGAACGCAAAGCTAGAGCTGGAGAAATGTTTTCTTCAATAGGTAAAGGAGCCCCTGCAGCAGTTAAAGCAGCTATAATTTATAATGATTTACTAAGATTTTGGAAATTAGATAAAAAATATAATTATATAACACAGGGGGAGAAAATTAAGTGGATTTATTTGAAAAATAATCCTTATAGAATTGAAGCAATTGCCTTCCTAGACTATGATATACCAAAAGAAATTAGTACATTCATTGAGAAATATGCTGATAGACAAAAAGTATTTGATAGTATTTTATTAAACAAATTAGAGGGGTTTTATAATGATTTAGGTTGGTCATTAAGTTTAAATCCTCATAGAAATAAATTTTTTAATTTTTAATATGGCTAAAAATAAAGATAAACCTGATATGTTTGCAGAAAATAAGGCAATTATGCCCTATGGTGATAGTGTAGCTGCTCCTAAAATAGATTTACCAAATACTAATGCCTGGGTAGCTCAACAATCAACAGATATAAATAATTACTTATCTACTAAATTTATAGAATTAAAAGAAGAATATGCAAAACTTATAGCTTTATATAAATGGAATGAATTAGTTAGTAAATCTGAATTTAGTTTTATTCCTATTAAAGGACATACATACTATCTCTATCAAAGAGAAGATGAAAAATTATTTTTATCTTTAATTGAACCCGAATATTGGAATCAATTATTTGTAGGAGAAGTAACTTTAGACTCAGATAATAAATGGATAAAAAAATAACAAAATGATAAACAAATCAAAATTACAATCAATAATATCTAAATACTACTTAAATGGATTAGTACAATCCGTAAGATGGTTAACTGAAGGAAATAAATTAAGTATTAGTTTTACTTCTGAAAATAAAGATATAGCTGGGGATTTAGTATGTGATACTTCACCTGTAGAAGATAGTGAAATAGCAATATTTGACACAGCACAATTAAATAAATTAATATCAGTTACTAATGGAGAATTATTACTTACTTTAGAAAAAGAACATAAAGTATTTTCAAAATTACATATACAAGATAATTCATTTAATGTAGCATATTCTTTAGCAGACTCATTATTAGTTCCAAAAAGAGGAACAATTAATTTTCCTACGGATTATGATGTTATAATAGAATTAACACCTGAAATTGTAAGTAATTTTATTAAGGCAAAAAGTGCATTAACTGATATAAGTGATGTAATGATTAGTACTGAAGAAGATCCTGATAGAGGAACTATAGTACAATTTGCATTTGGGGATTTAAATAATTTCTCTAATAAAATCAAGTATATTGTAGATGAAAATATAACTATAAATAAAGAATTAAAATTACCTTTTAATTCAGATTCATTTAAAAATATACTAGCAGCAAACAAAGATTTGGAAAGTGGTAAACTTTCATTAACTGAAGAAGGATTTATGAAACTAGAATTCCAATCAGAAGATATAAAGACTTTATACTATATGGTAAGAAAAGAAGATGCCACATACGTATAATAAATTGACCTAAGGGCGCAAGTTTTAAATTATTATTAATCGCTGATCTAATGACAGCACAAAAACAAAGTGATATGAGTACACATTTTTTAGAGAGATCACACCATCCGTTTGATCTATTATTTCGAAACCTGTTTGAAACAGGAACCCAATTTACACCGGCTGCACAAGCCAAACAACAATACCCAATTAATATTTTTGAAGATGATATAGGTTTAACTTTTGAGTTAGCTTGCACTGGCATTCCCAAAGAAGCTATTGAAGTTAAATTAGAAGGAGATCTAATCAGTTTCAATTATGATAAGGAGAAAACACCAGATTCTCCCTCCCGAAACTATATCCATAGAGGAATTGCAAAACGTTCCTTTAACCTAGGATATAAAGTAGGAACTAAGTTCGATCTTAAAAAAGCAACAGCTAACTTTCATGATGGTTTACTAATTGTGACTATCCCATTTGCTAAAGAAGCTATGCCAAAAGTTTTGAAAATTAACTAACCAAACGCGCCCTTTAGGTTGGTTTACCCAAAATTTCTTCGTATATTACACCATAATTAAAATAAAAAAAGTTATATGACTATTATAAGAGACGAATTGATAGAGCCTTACTTTATAGGCAAAGATGCGTATTGCTATACAGCATACGAAGTTATTACACCACAGAAAAAATACTTAGCTGAAGGTAGTGAAGGTAAAAATTATGAAAAACCAATTGGTCACTATGCTGATTTTGGGAATGCTTTACTAGCTATCATGAAACATAAGCTAAATGAAAAAAATGGAGAATATTCATCCATCCAAGAATATTTGGATAAATGGAATAAAATCAAATCAAATTTAAATAACATTAAAGAAAAAATTGGAATATGAATTTAGAAGCACTATTTAACGCTGTTATAGTTAAACCAATTGAAGCAGAAGAAACTAAGTATGGTTCAATTGTGGTCCCTGATATGGGGAAAGATAAAAATGAGCATGGAGAAGTAGTAGCAGTAGGCCCGGGTCAAAATACAATTTCAGGGACATTTATTGAAACTGTAAGTAAAATTGGGGATATTGTTGTATTACCTACTCAAGGATTTACGAAGTTAGAACATGATGGGGAAGATTATTTAGTTGGACCTGAAAATCAAATCTTAGCAAGAGTAAAAAAAGAAGTAATTATTGAAAAAATATTAGAAGAAACTGAACCATTAAAAGAATAAAAATGAGTAAAATTATAGAATTTGGCCCTGAGGGTAGAAATAAATTAGTAAAAGGAATTGATACATTAGCTAATGCTGTAGTATCAACATTAGGTCCTAATGGAAGAAATGTAGTAGTTGAAAGACCTAATCAATCTCCTATATCTACAAAAGATGGAGTTACGGTAGCAAAACATATAAATGTAAGTGATCCTGTAGAAAATTTAGGTGTAAATTTAGTTCGAGAAGCATCTATTAAAACAGCAGATAAAGCTGGTGATGGTACAACCACATCAACTCTTTTAGCAAGAGAAATGATTAAAGATGGTTTACAACATTTAGCTAATGGAGCTAATGCTGTTGAAATTAAAAGAGGAATTGATAAAGCAGTAAAAGAAGTTGTTAATAATTTAAGAGAAAATATATCAGAAGACATTTCAGATGAAAATCAATTAGAACAAATTGCAACTATTTCAGCAAATAATGATCCTGAAGTAGGTAAATTAATAGCTACAGCAATGGATAAAGTAGGTGTTGAGGGTGTAGTTCATATTGAAGAATCTAAGACAGGAGATACTTATTTAGAAACTGTTGAAGGAATGCAGTTTGATAGAGGATACTTATCTCATTATTTTGTTACTAATAATAGTACTATGACTTGTACTTTAGAAGATCCTTATGTTTTAGTATTAAATCAAAAATTATCTTCAGTAAAAGATTTATTACCTATGTTAGAAGCCGTTTCTAATACTAATAAATCCCTATTAATTATAGCTGAAGATGTTGATAGTGAAGCTTTAGCAACACTTATTGTAAATAAAGCTAGAGGTACAATTAAAGTAGCTGCTGTCAAAGCACCTGACTTTGGTGATAGAAGAAAATTAATCTTAGAAGATATAGCTTCAGTAACAGGAGGTCAAGTATTTGATAAGGATAAAGGAATGAAACTTGATAAATTTTCTTGGGAGTGGTTTGGTGAAGCTCGTACTGTAACTATTTCGAAAGAAAAAACAACTATTATTGATGGTAAGGGTAAAGAAGAAGACGTTAAACAAAGATTAGAAGAACTTACTACTCAAATTGATAAAGCTCAATCATCTTTTGAAACTGAAAAATTACAAGAAAGATTAGCTAAAATGGCTGGGGGTGTTTCTATTATCCATGTTGGTGGTTATACTGAAATCGAAATGAATGAAAAAAAGGATAGAGTTGATGATGCTTTACATGCAACTAAAGCAGCAATTGAAGAAGGTATTGTACCAGGAGGAGGAGCAGCTTTGTTATATGCTAGAGAAACTATCCTGACAGGATGTAAAAAATGTATAGGTAAAAATATTGTTTACAAAGCTTGTGGTAAACCATTTGAACAAATCTTAGTTAATGCTGGCAAAGATTCAGTTGAAGCCCAAATGATAGGTAAGTATAATCTAGTGGATTCAGGTAATGATACTTGGGCTGGGTTTAATATTAAAACAGATAATGTTGAAGATATGAAACAAACAGGTATTATTGACCCTACTAAAGTAACAAGAACAGCTCTTGAAAATGCTGCTGCTGTTGCTGGAACTGTATTACTTACAGAATGTATAGTTGTTGATGAACCCAAAGAAGATACTCCACAACCACAAATGGATCCTTCAATGATGATGGGAATGTAATATGGAAATAAAAGAAACTGAACATAATAAGCTTATTGCTACTAGAGTACCACCTGGAGACAAGTGGACTTTAGTAGATGATAAGAAAAAAGTAGTACATGAATCTTTAACTGATACTTTAGAAGCTCATTTTAAATCTACAGGTAAACCTTGTGAGTTTAGATTATCTCCTTTAGATAGTAAATTATATGCTATTGAAACCCATCAATATGAAGTACCTGAAGAAAAACCTAAGGAATTTAGTATGTATGGAGAATTTAGACAGGGCAGATAGTTTGGAATCCACAATAAAAGTTATTATATTTACAATATGAAAAATCATAGTTTACTAGTTGAAAAATATAGACCTACTAATATAGATAATTATGTAGGAAATGAAAATATTAAATCTACAATTAAAGATTACATATCACAAAATGATATCCAAAATTTATTATTTTATGGTCCAGCAGGTACTGGTAAAACAACTTTAGCCAAATTAATAGCTAAAAATATTGATTGTGATTTGTTATATATTAATGCTTCTGATGAAAGGGGTATTGAAACCATTAGAGATAAAGTATCAGGATTTGCTAGTACTATGTCCTTTAAATCTTTAAAAATAGTAATTTTAGATGAAGCTGATTTCCTTACTATAATGGCTCAAGCATCATTAAGAAATGTAATTGAAACATTTTCACGTTCAACTAGATTTATACTAACTTGCAATTATTTAGAACGTATTATTGATCCTTTACAATCAAGATGTCAAACATTAAAAATAATCCCACCTAATAAATTAGATATTATTAACCATCTAATGAAAGTTACAAATAAGGAAAGTATTAAACATAGTGTAAGTGATTTAGAAACTATTGTAAATAACAACTACCCTGATGTGCGTAAAATGCTTAATACTATACAGGTATCTACGGTAAATAACACAATTAAATTAGATGAAACTACATTAGTAGAAAGTAATTATATGGATAAAGTACTTACTGAATTAAATAAGAAAAAACCTAATTGGAGAACAATTAGACAAATTATTGCTGATTCAAATGTAAGTGATTTTGAAGGATTTTATCGTTATCTTTATGATAAAAGTAATGAATATGCTCCTGGAAAGGAAGGTATGATAGCATATTATATAAATGAGTATTCATACCAATCAAATTTTAGAATAGACAAAGAAGTAAATTGTATGGCTTTAATGTCTAAAATTATAGAAACAATTAAACCAAATATTATTTAAAATTATTAATTATGCAACCGCAACAACAACAACCTAACATTGATTTAAAAAACACAACTCCAATTGAAACTGAAGGTGGAGGTAGAATTTGGCAACAAGGAGCTTTATTACGTAAAGTATCTAAATTTGTAACAGGAACAGATTCTGATGCTGTTATGCCTATTCCAGTATTTTATGATCCTGAAACTGGTAAAATTTTAGAAGACTCACTTCCTAAAGAATTAAGAGAAGAATATAAGGATGTCCTTATTAACTCCTAAAAATATCTTTGAGTGGCTAGAACATTTAACTTATAAAAAATCTAGCACTAATAGTTTTGAGGAAAAATCTTGGGAGAACTTTAATGCCTATATGGTACATAGATTTGTATCAATGTATGAAGGGTACATAGATATTGCTAATATAGCACAAAGGTTCCATCCCACAGATAAAAAAGGTATTTATAATTTTTATTGTGAAATGTTACCTAAAAAGAAAATGTTTTTAAGGTATATGAAATCTAAGGTAAAAACTTCACCCAAAGAAATAAAGCAATATATTGCGAAATATTATGAATGTAGTTTGGAGGAAGCAAATAAATATATTACATTAATGGATAAGAGTGATATCAAATACATTTTTGATAAATTAGGAGTAGAGATTAAAGAACAAAAACAATTACTTAAAAAAATATAAAAATGGCACAATACAGAGTTATAAAAATGCTTGAAAAAACTTTTGAAGCCCAAAGAGAAAGAGCATTATTAACATTAGAATTATTAACAAAAAATCCTGCAGGTATAGGTGATCATTCAACAAGTGATTTCTATAATAATGCAGAGGAAGCAGTTAGAGCCTTAGCTGAAGCTGAAGACGTTTTAGAAACCCTAAATAGACATTATGGAAAAAATTCATAAAGACCAAATAGTAGAATTATTTGAAACTGAATACCCAGAATTATCTGAAGAGTATAAAAAGATAGGAATGGAAATGTATACTATGTTTGCTGCTAAACATATGGATTATGGGTTAAATAATATAGCTTTAGGGGGAGATATTTTACATGATGATAATGATAAAAAATTTTCATTAACAGGTTTAGCTATTAGATTAACTGATAAAATTAGTAGGTTAAAAAATCTATTATTAAATGGTAGAGCATTTGTTCAAGGTGAAGGTATGGAAGATACTTTTATGGATATAGCTAATTACGGTATTATTGGATTATTAGTAGGAAGAAATAAGTGGAAAAAATAATGTTTTGGCTAAAAAAATACCCCCAATTGTAAAAATAATAAGAAATTATAAACCTGAACCTATTAATTATGGTTATCAGAAAAATATTTCTTATTCTCAACTTTCAATGTTTAGAAGTTGTCCCCAAAAGTGGGCTCTTCAATATAAAGAAGGACATAAAAAACATTCTCCTAGTATTCATACTGTATTTGGAACTGCATTTCATGAAGTAATACAATATTATTTAGATATAATGTATGAAAAAAGTGGTGCTGCTGCTGATAGAGAAAATATAGAAGAATTATTAGAAGAAAAACTAAGAGAAGAATATCTTATACAATATAAAAAAAATAATAACCAACATTTTAGTACATCAGAAGAAATAAGAGAATTTTATGATGATGGGATTCAAATATTAAGATATTTTAAAAGACATAAAGGTAAGTATTTTAGTAAAAAAGGATGGCATTTAGTTGGTTGTGAGATACCTATATCAGTTATGCCTAATAACGCGTATAAAAACGTTATATACAATGGCTTCTTAGATGTTGTAATGTACCATGAACCCACAGATACCTTCCAAATAATCGACATTAAAACAAGTACTAAGGGATGGAATAAATATGCTAAAAAGGATGAAGAAAAACATTTCCAGTTAGTTTTATATAAAAAATTCTTTGCAGAACAGTTTGGATTAGCAGAAAAGAGTATTGATATTGAGTTCCTAATTGTTAGAAGAAAAGTATATGAAGATGGGGAATATCCTCAAAAACGAATACAAATATTCTCACCAGCTTCTGGAAAGAATAAAACTAACAAAGCAACTAAAATTTTAAATGAATTTATTAATGAAGCATTTAACTATACAGGATACAAAGAAACATTTCACATTCCAAGACCGTCGAAATGGAATTGCACCTTTTGTCCTTTTAAAGAGGATGACAAATTATGTAATGTCCTTGGCAAAAATTCATAATCCACATATACGTATAGACAAATATAAACCAATAATTAAAGCTATGGCTGATAAAAAAAACATGACACTTACAAGTGTAAAAGTAAAAAGTAATTTATTTGAAAATTTTAAAATTGAGTGTGTAAGACGTAAATTCTCATTTCAGAAATTATCTGATAGAGCTATTCATTTATATCTTACAGATGAAGATTTTAGAAAGAAAATACATAATCATAATAATTTAGAAATTAATCAATAAATAAAAATGAAAGAAGGTTATATTAAAAAAGAAGATAGAAAAAAAATTCTCCTTATCACAGATGATATTAGAGTTCATTCTGGTGTTGCTCAAATAGGTAGAGAAATTGTTTTTAATACATCACATAAATATAATTGGGTTCAAATGGCAGGAGCTGTTGAACATCCTGATGAAGGTAAAATTATTGATTTATCTAATGAAATTGGAAAGCAAGTTCCTAATGTTCCTGATCCTCATTGTCTTTTATATCCTACTAAAGGGTATGGAGATATAAATTTATTAAGGGCAGTAATTGGAAGAGAAAATCCAGATGCTATAATGTTAATAACAGATCCAAGATATTTTGCTTGGTTGTTTCATGCTGAAAATGAAATAAGAAGTAAAATCCCAATATCTTATCTTAATATTTGGGATAATTATCCTGCTCCAATGTATAATAAAGAATTTTATGAGTCTTGTGATCTATTAATGGGTATATCTAAACAAACTGTTAATATTAATAAATTAGTTTTGGGAGATAAAGGAAAAAATAAAATATTTAAATATATTCCTCATGGTTTAAATTCTCAAAAATTTGAGATTTTAGATAATAATGATAAAGAATTATTAAATTTTAAAAAGAATATACAACTTGATTCTGATAATAACTTTCATTTAATTTTTAATTCAAGAAATATTAGAAGAAAACAAATACCTAATATTATAATGGCTTATAAATTATTTATAGACCAACTTACTCCTGAAGAGGCTAAAAATTGTCAACTTACGTTAAAAACTGAAGCTGTATTTGAACATGGTACTGATTTAAGAGCTGTAGTAGAATATTTTTGTGATCCTGAAATTTGTAATGTAAAAATATTTGAACATAAATTAACAACAGAAGAAATGAATTTATTATATAATTCAGCTGATGGGGTAATACAGTTATCTAATGCAGAAGGATGGGGATTATCATTAACTGAAGCTATGCTTACAGGAACACCATTTATAGCTGCTGTTACAGGGGGTATGCAAGATCAAATGCGTTTTGAAGATGAAAATGGAGATTGGATTGAATTTAATGATGAGTTCCCTTCTAACCATCATGGAAAATATAAAAAACATGGAGAGTGGGCATTACCTGTTTATATTTCAGCATCCACTTTAGTTGGTTCTCCCCCAACTCCATATATATTTGATGATCATCATAATATTAATGATGTTGTAGATCAAATTATGAAATTATATAAAATGTCAAAAGAAGAAAGAAAATCTATTGGAAAAAAAGGTTATGATTGGGCTCGCAGCAAAGAAGCAGGATTTACATCTGAAAATATGTCTGATAGAGTTATAGATGGATTAGAAGAATTATTTTCAACTTGGAAACCAAGAAAAAAATATGAATTTTTAAATGACACAGATTATGAAGCAAGAATATTACCACATAAATTAGTTTATTAAATGAAAAATACATTTGTTATAAGTTGCCCAATTGACACATATAGTGGTTATGGAGCAAGATCAAGAGATTTAGTTAAATCAATTATAGAGTTAAATAAATATGATGTTAAAATATTACCACAAAGATGGGGAAATTGTTCTTTTGGGTTTATAAAAAACAACCCTGAATGGGAGTTTTTAGAAAAACATATAATACAACAACTAACATCAAAACCTAATATTTGGGCTCAAATTACAGTCCCAAATGAATTTCAAAAAGTAGGAGATTTTAACATAGGATTTACAGCTGGGGTTGAAACTACTTTATGTCCGGCTGAATGGATAGAAGGATGTAATAGAATGGATCTTAATATAGTTTCATCTGAACATTCAAAACAGGTATTTTTACAATCAAAATTTGAAAAAGTAGATAAAAAAACAAACCAAAAGTCAGGTATTATTGAGTTAA